GTGAGGAGACTGGCGCGGACTACGATCTGAAAATCGCCGAGAGACTATGGCGCGTTACAGTAACGGAACTGCTTGGAAAGGCGTCCGCGTTTGGCACGCCCGAGCTGATCCTTTTCCCGATCGGGCAGGACTTCTTTCATTTTGACACGCCGAGCACCACGACCACGGCCGGTACGCAGCTGGATTCGGACACGCGCTGGCAGAAGATGTTCACGAAAGGCGTCGAGCTGCTGGTGTGGGGGATTGAGCAATGCCGGGCACTGGCACCGTTGAAGGTGCTCTGGATCCCTGGCAATCACGATACTGTCCTGAGTTACGCGGCCACGGTTGGGATCGCGCAGAGGTACACCAACGCGGGCGATGTGGACGTTGATCTCTCGCCGATGCCGAGGAAGTACGTGAGGTACGGCCGGAACTTGATCGGGTTCGCTCATGGAGAAGATGAGCGAAAAAGGATCGAAGGCTTGATGCAGGTGGAAGCCGCGCAGGATTGGGGTGTGACCGACTGGCGCGAGTACCATCTCGGACATCTTCACACAGAGCAAACGACCGAAAAGAACGGGATCATTTTCCGGCGGATCTCGTCGGTCACAGCGCCGGATGCCTGGCATACTGAGAACGGCTTTGTTGGCACGACACGCAAGGCGCAGGCGTTTGTGTGGGACAAGTACCGCGGGCTGGAAGTGATATTGAACTCGAACGTTGTGAGCCACGAATGATGGACAAATTGGATTGTGCAACACTTTTGGGGCTTTCTGGACCACAAACTTGGGGCAATCCCTGCAAAGCTGGCATGCAATCCCTGCAAAGCTGGCACGGCGTGCCCGAAGAGTCATGCGAGTTAATGCCAGTCTATACGTATCGACATGAAAGTAACGCGAGAGGAAAATAATGGAAAAGATAGTAAAGTATCAACATCACGGTGAGTTAGTTAGTGTAATGGAGCCTCTTCTTGGATTGCATAAAGATCACTGCCTTTGTTACCTGTGTGATAGGTTTCGTCCTAACGAACCTACCAACTGTGACATTGCAGAGGAGGTTCACGAACTTGACATAAAGCACAACCTTGTTACACCCGTGTGGGAATGCCCAGAGTTTGTGTTAAAGAGCGAATAGTCGTCTGAATTAATGCAACAATCTGACAAAACTCATACGAAAAAGTGTTATTGTCAATGGAGTGACAAAGGTAATCTACCGCCGAATCGCCCGAAACGGTAACAACAACGGTAGAAAAACAAGGGTAACTAGGCATGGAACGTCTATTATGCCAAACACTAAAACGAAAGTGTGACAAACTCTAAAACGGGCTTATGTACCAAAATTGGCAAAACGGGTACATATGAGCCGCCTTATGAGGAACATTTGGGGTTTTTGGTGCAATACATTTGGGGCTGACAGGGATCGGGTGCTGGCAATGCCTCCACCGAACGTGGCTTCGAGTGCCACCAGCTCCACCTCAAGCGCTTACCTAACCAGTAGGCGCTTTTGTGTTATTGCCCTGTACGCCTAAAATCAGGCACTTTCTGGCGATTAGTTATCAGACCGCCTCATTACTCAGTATCGCGCGCAAACACATTCTCTCCCTCGATGACTTTGCCGGATTGGAGTCAGAAATAGGCAGTTCACAACCAATTGTCGACCGGCGAGGCTTTAGCATGCGCGTTTTGAGCATCAGCCTGGACGATCGCAAGATACCGCCGGCACATGGTGAGATCCGAATGACCCAAGATATACTGAAGCGAGAAAATATCCCCGCTGTTGCGAATATATTCAATGGCAAAAGTGTGACGGAATCTATGAGCATGGACGCCCGACATACCAGCACTTTTACCGAGCCGCGTAAATAATCGCGAAAGTCCGGTCGTTGTGAGCCCAAACACCGGACGATCGTTCGCTGGTTTATACTCAGTAATAAATTGCCAGAGCCACCGTTTGGTTGCCCGTCCGAAGGGAATCTCCCGGGGGCGTGATTTCTTGCCGGTGTGGTATGGCAGAACCCTCAAAGTTCCATGATCCATAAAAACATCATCCATCGTAAGGCGCGAGAGCTCGCCGATTCGTAGGCCGGTATCCAACAGCAGATAGATGATGGTTTTATCACGTGTTTCAGTCGGGCGGGATTGGGTGTATGGTTTACGGCTCACAGGACTTGTCCGGGTGGTGTACTCGCAGGCAGACAAAATCCGCTTGACGTCCTGCTTGGTGAACGGGATTACCTGCTCGGCTATCACGATTGGTTGACGAAGGGACTTATGCGAAGGTTGTGCGTTTACTGAGTCAACCGCCCAATTCCAGAATGATCGGATGGCTTTGTAGTAATTGTCCTGGGCATATGCGGACAACTCGCGTTCCGGCTTGGCCAGATCTGCCATAAACCGCTCGAGATCCTGGGAAGTGATACTCTCTACGTCTGGATCCGCGAGAGATTTGGTGAGATTACTGAGTAAGTGTTGATACAGCCGGATTGTTTTCGGTGAAAAATCACCCTTGCGATTGCCGGTTTTGCAGATAAAAAAGCCCTCAATTGCGTCTGAAAGTTTCATGAAGCTAATGCCCCTTCTACCAGGTTTGGACTGGTGGAAAATGATAGCCGCTGGGCGTTAGCTTGCGATTTTTGGTGGGTTATTGTACCAACAGGCATAAAAAAAGCGGGCGATCGGATTCGAACCGACGAATGTTAGCTTGGAAGGCTAATGCCTTACCACTTTGATCCCGTGTTTGATAACGTCCCAGTTTACCCTGGCTAATGTACCAGCGGCTCAGTTGATAATGTGCGAGGTTATTATACGGAGGGTCACGGAAGCTCTACCCCAAACGAGTCATCTTTTGACCTCTTGAATTCCAGCACTGGCGTTCTATAATGTATTTCCACTGAGGGACATGGGAGTTGGAAGGATCATGCAGATTGTCAAAATACAGAACACGCGCTACATCCATTTTGCCTTTTTTGGAATTGACGTCACGATCATGCTGAAAAGGAATAGATCTACTTCTTCAGCGTGAGAAACTCCGCATAGCCGAGGAGGTCTTGTTTTTTATCCGGATCCAGCTGATTGAAGAGGTAGAGCAGCTGCTCGGACTGTTCTGTTTTAGCTGGCACTGGGGGAAGGAATCCGGCAACACGAAAGGCTACTTCAGGGGGAATGCCCAGGGCTTCTGAAATCGCTCGAAGCGACAACTCGCTTACCCCACGCTGCCCCGATAGCAAGCGTGTTATTTGGGGCGCAGAAATACCAGACCGCCTGGCCAGTTCTGCGGCCGTGATGTTTCGCTCATCCATTTGAGCCTGTAACCATTCAGGTAATGTAGTTTCCATAAGACAAAATAAAGTTACCATTTTTCAATATCCATTGGGTATCTCAAAATTACCTCTTGACAAGCTGTAAAGTATCTGCTAAACTTGTCAATAGGTAATCAAAGAATGACAGAAAACAAATGAGGCGCAATGGCAAAACCCTATAGCTACATGATCCAAATAAAAGATCTTGACATCGAACCGATGGTGAAAGCCCTGGCGAGTGAGGACATGCGCTCGATCGGGAACGAGGTGGCGTGGCTGATCCGCAAGGAGTATTTCGCGCGGCATCCCAAGACCCTCGAGCAATTGAATTCTCATGCTTCAAGCATAGCAAAAAAGACCGTCAAAGCTGAAGAACTGTCCTGAATATGTTCAGGAAAAGGCGCAAAGCTGACATGGGTCCGGAACGGGAGAGAGCGAAAGCTGGCGGTTACAAGGCCAACTGGCTGCTTGAGGATCTTGAAGCACAGAACCGGGAGGTGATCGGGGAGCTGGAAACAATGTTGAACGTAAGGCTGGACGCGTCGGAAGTATACCGCCTTGTGGGGCGGGTGATCGTGAAGCTTCACAAGCATAACGAGACTTTGAAGGCACTGAGAAGGATCTACGAATAATCAACTGATAAGGATGCAGATGGATTGGAAATTCGGTTTAACATGTTTTTTTTCTGGCTTTGCGATTTCATGGTTCTTCAACTGGCTTGGTAAAGACAAGGCCAATTTCGCTCAGCGAGAGATACTGGTTGTTTTAGCGGCTTTGTTGGTCCTTACTTCGGCGATGTTGGTTTTGATCCAGATAATCGAAATGGGCGGGAGATAGACCAATGAGTTTTTCCGGAATCGGACTTGACAACCGCAACAAGGATCACAAATTTCCACCTGGCAATTTTAAAGTGCGAAACAATGTCCGCAATGGATATGCGAGAAACAGCTTTTCTTCCAGGTGGAAGCGCCATGTGGAAAACAGTGCTGAAAAAGGCTGTTTCACCGTGAAGTTCTTTGATGGTCGTTGGGCTTTTTGCCGCGAATCGCATAGGGAAAATATCTCTCAAGAAGAGCGGAAGAATGCCGGCTTTCTCGATGTAAATTTCGGACTTTCCGATATTTGCGACAGTGATAAACAGTGCCTCAACAGGATTTCCCATCGAGGAATACTGACCGGCTGTAATCCTGATCTGACAATGTTCCGTTCTGTCATACACCAAGATGAAAAAGGTTGCCAGGGTGAAGAGAAAGCTTGCGACAAGAATTGTGATCTCAAAGTTCACCGCAATCCAATCGACGAAGTAACGCAACCATTCCAAAAGCATGTAGAGATTCTACCTTCAAAAGAATTTATGAGTAAAGGAGAAAAATGACTTATTACATCCCGACCTGGAATCCACCAGATCCACCGCAAGAAGCAGTTGAAACGGAATGCCCATATTGCCACGGAAATGACACGGAATTCATGGGCTACGCAGACGAGGCACGCAACACTGAGAAATATGTTTGCCACGAATGCGAAGTTGATTTCACGGTTGAAGTTGAGATCCCATATTAGGAGGATGACATGTTTTTTGATGGATTGTTGTTCTGGGCGATCGTATCAATCCCGATGCTGATCGGGGTGGCAGCCTCCGCAATCTATGAGCATTTCGCAGGTGTGAAATGATGAATACCAGGCTGTTTTCACTGCAAGGCAAAAGTTCTGAGGAACAAGAAGCGTTCATCAACTCAATGAATGAGCGGGCTGATCAGATCGTTGCAGAGGGCGGAGTCTGGCAGATGCATAACACCACGCGGATCGTGAATGTCTACCCGGTGAGAGTTGTGTCCGATTTTCTCATTAGAAAGTCGGTGGCGGTCAGGGCTTTGAAGGGCAAACCTTTCATGATCCGTAACTGGGAAGGGAAGGGAAAGATCGCGTCAGCCATGACATACGTGTGGCCAGAGGATCTATTCAAGAATGAAACAGCCCCGGCTGCAACCGAGACTGAATCAAAAATCAAAACTAATTTAGCACCCGAATTCTAACACAATCGGGCAAAGGAGACAATCATGACAGAAATCGTTCCATATCAGCAGTACCAGGAAATTGTAAGTTACGGGCGCAGCCAGGAAGTGATGGAAACTTTTTCCAGGCTTGTCGGAAGAAACGCGCCACATTACGTTCAATCAGCAATCATCGCTGTGCAAGCCAACGACCGTTTGATGCAGTGCAGCCCGCGCAGTATTTTCAGGTCGGCTCTTAGAGCGGCAACGCTGCGCTTAACCTGCGATCCCGCTTTGGGTCATGCCTGGCTGGTGCCATACAAAAACAAGAGCGGCGGCCTTGAAGCCCAATTTCAAGCCGGTTGGAAGGGTGTGCAGCACATGGCGCTGCGAACCGGAAAGTATCGATACATCAATGTGGCTCCGGTTTACGAAGGGGAAGAAATTGTTGAAGATCGCATCACCGGCAGCTTGAAGATCGAAGGCGGAGTAACAAGTCCGAAAAAGGAAAAGGGGCTGATCGCCAGTTTTGCGCTGCTTTCCGGATTGCAGAAATCCATTTACATGACAAACGAAGAAATGGAGGAACACGGCAAAAGATATTCCAAAGGCTACAACAGGGCGGACAGTATTTGGATGACCAACAAGCGGGCGGCTTATCACAAAACCATCCTCTTGAAACTCCTGCGAACTTATGGCTATCTGGATCCATCGGATGCTGCAATCCTCGACGACGAACAACCCGAAATCAGTGACCTCGAATTGCCCGATGAAACCGAGGTGACGATTGTTGAAAGAAAACCAATCCCAGCAGAGGAAACGAACAAATATCTCGGCTTTGAGGACGATGACGAAGCGGACTGGAGCGAGATTGAAGAACCTGAGTTTGAGCCAAAACCAGAACCAGTCGCGGAAAAACCAAAAGCAAACGGGAATAAATATGCCCGCCCAATGCCGCCAGACGTTCTGAAGGAAGCCCTGCAAACGAAAGCGGCGATGGCAAAGCCTGCCAGTGAAAAGCAGACCAATCTTGCGCGGGTTTTGTTGCTGGAACATTTCGCAGACCGTGAGGATGAACGTCACCAGGCGCAAGAGTTTCTAACCGGACACAAAAGTTTCAAAGACATTGAGCCTGAGATGATCAGCGCGATTCTTGACTGGATGAAACCGGTAAAGAGCACAGACGGATCCGGCGGGTACGTTCTGGAGAAGAACGCCAAAGTTGAGCTGACGATGGTTGCCAGGCGTTTCATGGAAGATCTCGGGCAGCAAATATTGGACATTTAGTCGCGGAGTTTACTCTCCTTTTCTCCGCGAGCCTGCTGGCGGGCTTGGTACACCAGCAGAATTTTACAAAAAAAATGAAAAAATTTGCACAAAAATCACGAAATATTTGAGCAAAAATTTGCAAAAAATATTTGAAAAAAATGAGAGAAAAAATTCGATGAAACACGAAATAAAAGTGGAAAAAGAACGAACCTGTCTGACCTGCAAACACTGGAAGCGGCACGCGGATCCGGTGATCGGGAGCTGCCAATTGTCTGAATTGGGCGGTGTCTTTGGACTACGTTTTCAGCACGAGCTGTGCGACATCAACGCGTATGCACCAGGGGAAAGCAGACCTGCGGCACTGGCGGACGACGCAGAGGATCCATTCTTTGACAACCGCGGAAGGCTGCGCGTGAAGCTGGCGATGGAATATTTCGGACTGAAAGCAGAGGTGAATTGATGAATCCAAAGGAGTATTACCGCAAGTTGTCGTTCAGCATAAAGGACGCCGAAATCAGGCTTGTGGCAGCTGTGATGAGCGATTATGTCGGGGAAGAGAACGCGGTCCGATTAGACGTTTTATGCGGTCGTCTTTCGATGGATGAACGCAAGGTCCGAATCATTCTGGGGCGGTTGGTTACCGAATACGGGTTGCCGGTGTGCGCCCACAGCGGGAAAGCGGGACGCTGGATCGCCACGAGCGAAGAAGACCGCTGGCGGGTTATCGGCGACCTGGACAGCCGCATCAAGGAACTGCGTGAACGGCGCGAGGCGATGCTGACAGCGAAGATCCCAAACGCGCTGGAGCTGAACCGCACAGAAGCGCGCGTGATGCAGACGGGGTTGTTTTAGGAGGTATGAGATGAGCGAAAACCGCTGGATACCGGTAAGCGAGAGGTTGCCGGAAGCAAATAAGTGTGTACTTATTTATGACGCTGGTGGCAATATGACTGTCGATATTCTCGTGAAATCCGGTGGAGTAGAAACATACTTTTGGCTTCCGAAATACCGCATATTATTTTGGATGCCACTTCCAGAACCTCCAAAGAAAGGTGAATAATGGCTAACTACCGGCAAATTCACACGCAAATATGGCGGGATAACTGGTTTCTTGATCTTGAGCCGGACGAAAAGCTGATGTTCATTTACTTGTTCAGCAATGACAGCACCAACCTGGCTGGCATCTATGAAATCCACGAGCGCGTGATCCAACTGGAAACGGGACTGGACAAAAAGCGCATTGAGGAAATCCTGAACCGCTTTGAGCGCGAAGGAAAAGTACATTATCAGGACGGCATTGTATGGATGGTAAACATGAAGAAATACCATTCCAACGCTGGCGAAAAGGTAAGAAGGAGTATCGAAATAATAATTGAGGGTATTCCTGACTGTGAAGTGAAGCAAAAATACTGTATCTACAACGGAATTACAACAGAAAATACCCTATCAGAAAAAAAAGATACCCTATCCTATAGTAAGAGTAAGAGTAAATTAAAGAGTAAGAGTAAAACCGAAGAGGAAGAGGAAGAGGAAACGCCTGAAGGCGGTACTGTTACGTCCTCGCAATCTCAAAAGATTTTATCTATTACTGATCACATTCAAAAAACGGGGGCGCAAATAAAGCCTGACGATGAGCAAGCCATCAAACAACTTGTGGCGGTGTTCAAGCTACCAGACATTCATGACGCCATAGATCATATGGCAGCGCACACGAACCGACCGAACGTAGGTTACTTGCGGAAAGTTTTGGACGGCTGGTTCAACGAACGCAAAATTCAAAAAGTTTATTCATAGTGCCGTTTTAGGAGGATGAGATGAGCGTTAGTGAACATGCAAATTACTTATTGAATGAATACGGCAGACTGCAATTTGACTATGCTGCCTACTGTAAACCAGATGGAGAGTCGTTACGAAACGAAGCACGTAACAATCTTGAGGAATATATTGCCGATCTGGAGGCGGAACGCCGCTGGATGCCGCTCCCGAAGTTGCCGGAGGTGCAGGAATGAACAAGTCTGATAAGTTTCGAGAGTTGCTGGCTGAAGAACAATGTCTAAAAGGTCTGATGAATGATTGCGAAACAGCACAATCCAGAATGCTGAAGAAAGCGTTCAAGGGCTTGGGATTGAAGGTTGGATGTTTTGGCGAGATGGTAGACGACAAAGCTGACATCGCGATCGCCAAGATTACCGACTGGTCTGTCGAATATTGTCGCTATTCTGGTATTTTCTGTGAAACCTGCGAAATATCGTTTGAAGACTTATTCGACGCGGAGTCGCAAGCATGAATGACGAAACGTTGGAATACCTGGATAATCTAATCGCCACGTTTGACAATGCCAAGCACGGGCTGTTTCTGGAAGACCTGGCTCTGCAAAACTTGAGCTACTCGCTGAAACATCTGGTGGTGAACGAGCTGCGCACGGACGGGAAATACCCGCTTGCAACGCAGAAGGCGGCTGAATATGGCATTCGTTAGCGGGTTGGTAGTTGGGCTGATCGTGGGCGCGTTCATTGGGCTGGTGACAATTTCGCTGTGTGTTGCGGCGAGTGATCGGAGATGTGACGAATGAGAACGCGCTATACCAGCCGTGATCGCATTGAAGCCAACCGCGCGCAACTGTTCGCGTGGGCGGACGAGGGCAAGTCTTACTTCTGGATGGCGCAGCAGATCGGGATCAACGACCGCAATGCCAGTGCGGTTTCACAGTGGTTCTTGAAGCAGGGCATAAGACGAAAGGCGGAAAAATGACCGAACATGATTCTCAGGCCGCATTCATGAACTATGTGCGCTACCGTGAGGGAGCTATTCCGGAGCTGCAATGGCTGCACGCGGTGCCAAATGGCGGGGCGAGGGATGCTGTGACCGGCGCACGGATGAAAGCAGAAGGCGTGCGTAAGGGTGTTTGGGACATATGCTGGCCTTTTCCATGCGGCGGATACAAAGGGCTTTACATTGAGCTAAAGCATGGGCGGAACAAGCTGACGCCGGAGCAGGAGGCCTTCGGGGAGTTCGTGCGCAAGCAGGGGTACAAGACGGCTGTGGCATACACGGCGGAGAAGGCGATCGAGATCCTGGAAGAATACATATTGGGTGCTTAATTGAGTTACCGTGATCTGGCGGCGATTCTGTACCAAATGTTCAGGATGTATTGTTCTTGGTACGAGAAAAATCTCAAGAATTTGAATTCGGATTCTGAATGTGGTATTCTTGAAGATGCTAAAAAATAGTCACAACGATCCTGCTCCATAGCCGTATCGTTGGGGATAACAGCAGTTAGTGTTAACTACCCGCTCTTTGCAGAAACATTCTGTATGAGCGGGTTTTTTATTTTAACCAATTGGAGGAAGAAGATGGAATTTGATCAGATCGTAAATGGCGTGCCATTGATTTTTGTGGTCATGGGATTGGTGGAGTTGGTAAAAGCCTTCGGCGTGCAGGGCAAGGCGCTGACGGCGGTTGCTTTTGGAATCGGACTGGCACTGGGGCTGTTGTACCAGGTGAGTCTGGGCGTGCCTGCAGATTATTCCGGCTGGTTCGGGGCGGCTGTGTTCGGACTTGCACTCGGACTTGTGGCGAGCAAGGTGTATGACGCGATTCGCAGCGCGACAAAAGGTAATGGAGCTGTCGGATGACGGGCGGCGAGTTACTCCCAGCGACCGCCTGGGAACAAGCCGCGATCATCGGAATATTCATTGTGTTCTTTGTCTACGTTTTGGCGTGGATGGCAAAACGCAATGCCAGTGATCAGCAATTCCAGGCGTCAGAATCTGATAAATGGCAGAAATTCATCGGTGAGATTGACGACAAATGGCGGGCGTTTAACAAGGAACAGCGGATCGAGAATAACGATTCTTTAAAGTGTGTTGAAAACAGCCTGAAGGATTTGACGACCGTCACCCAGGGGTTGGTAAGCGAAGTAAAGGAAATGCGTTCGGATACGAGCGTGTTTTTTGAAAACTTCGCCTCGCACGACAAGCAAGCCCGCGAGATCCTGAGCGAAGTCAAGAAGCCGCGTACAACTCGTGCGAAAAAGACTACAGACGTTATTGACGGTGGCGTTCGGGTTACGTTGGACTTGCCAGAGACTGCCATTCCACAAACGGCGATGCTTGCCGAAGCCCGAAGACAGGGGCTGGCACTGCAGTTTGAAGCAAAGGCGGCTGATGGGAGCGGCTAAGTTGAACGTCAGACAAGAGCAATTTGTGCAGGAGCTTGCAAAGGGAAAAACCCAGAGGCAGGCTTATTTGCTTGCTTATCCCAACTCAAAAAAGTGGAAACCGGAAACGGTTGATTCGTGGGCAAGTAAGCTTGCAAATTCCTACAAGATTTCTACAAGGTTAGAGGAGCTGCGGCGTGAAATTGAAGAGGAGAACAAAATCAGCCGTAAGAAAATCATCGATGAACTGGCTGATGGTGCTTTTGCGACGAAACGACCACAAACCTACACAGAGAAGCTGAAAGCGCTTGAAATGCTGATCAAAGTGTTAGGCTACGAGAAGCCGGAAGGCGCCGATGAGGCGGCAAAAAGCAAAGACCGTCATGCCGATATCATGACCGCATTGAGAGAGTGGCAAGATGCTCATTGATCGGTTTAGCACAAAGCAAGTTGAAGCGATCGCTTTTGGGCTTGACGAACGTCCAATACTTGTTGCAGATGGATCTGTGAGAAGTGGCAAGACGCTTGCCTTCCAGTTTGGCTTTCCGATCTGGGCGATGGAGAATTACGACCGGAAGAACTTCATTCTGGCAGCGAAAACCGTGACTGCAGCTGAGCGAAACCTCATCTTTCCAATGCAGACAATCGACAATTACCCTTACGAGCTTGCCTACCGGCGAAGTGATCGCAAGTTGATCGTCAAGGGAAACGGTGGTCGGGAAAATTACTTCTACGTTTTCGGTGGCAAGGATGAAGCATCTTACACGCTGATTCAGGGCTTGACGGCGTCTGGCGCATATTTTGACGAGGTTGCACTCCAGCCTAAATCGTTTGTGGACCAAGCGATTGCGCGTACGCTGGCCGAGGCAGGCTCAAAGCTATGGTTTAACTGCAATCCTGAATATCCTGAGCATTTCTTTTTCCAGGAGTACATTGCCAAGCCTCGCGCCGACACCAAGCGGATGCACTTCACGATGGAGGACAACCCGGTTATGACACCGGAGTTGATAGAAAAAGCAAAAGGGATGTTTTCCGGTGTTTTCTATCAGCGATACATTTTGGGGCAATGGGTAAGAGCCGAGGGCTTGATCTTCGGTCAATTTGCCGACAATCCACAAAACTGGCTGCTGGATGATTTGAACCCGGATCAGTTGCAATCGTTGAAACTGATCACATTCGGCGTGGATTATGGCGAGAATACCAGCCACACGGTATTCGTTGCGACTGGCATAACTCGCGGCGCGCGGGAAGTGTTTGCACTTGCCGAACGCAAACTCGATAGCAAGGGTGTTGATCCGGTGAGAATCGAGAGCGCGTTTGTAGAGTTCGTGAAAGATGTGATGAACCTTTACCCTGGCGTGCGTTTGACATACGCCTTTTGCGATCATCCCGAGACGATCACGAATGGTATCAATGCGCGCCTGAAAAAAGAGCGACTGCCGGTGAGCGCCGTGACTGCGCAAAAAGAGGAAATCAACACGCGTATTTACGCACAGGAAAAGATGCTCAATCTGGGCAAGATGAGGATACTCAGGCGCTGCCCGATGCTGATTCACAGCCTGCGTAACCAGGTATGGGATGGCAAGAAAAGCGGCGATGTAAGGCTGGATAGCGATCCGGATGTGGCTGATGTGGCCGATGCCTGGGAATACAGTTGGGAATCGTTTATTGACGAATTAGGAGTAAGGTTATGAACCAAAAACAGGTAATTGAGGTCATCAACAAGCTGACTGGGCGTGAGCTGAGTTTGAGCCCAATGTACGAAAAGATGAATAGTTGGCGGGAATGGCTGGAGGGAACCGTTGAAGGTTTCTACGAATACTCCATGACCGTGGATGTGGTGGACCATACGACAGCGAAGATCAAACGGCACAAGACAGACATGTTCAAGCGCGCCTGCGAGGATTGGGCGAGCTTGCTGCTAAATGAGCTTACCCGCTTTGAGCTGGACGATAAACCCAGTGAGGAATGGCTGCAAGGCGAAGGGGGTGGGGTATTGGCAGAGAATGACTTCCACCGCAATGCCAACGAACTGGTTTTGGTCTCGCGTTGGGCGGGAACGGCGGCTTTTGAGGTGTTCGTGGAAGAGATGGGTGTACGCGAAGATACAGCTTCGCTGGTCGACGGGAAGGGCGTCGGGATCAATTACTTGGCAGGAGATCAGATCGTTCCGATCAGCTGGCGCAATGGTGTGTTGAAAGAAGCGGCATTCGTCTCAGATCGAATAGTTGGCGGCAAAAAAGGGCAAGCCGTCAGTATGCACACAATTGACCCGATAACCGGATTATTCACGATAACGAGTCTGGCTTTGGACTCAGACGGCAAGATCGTTGGCGATCCGGTAACCGTGCATACAGGCAGCCCGGTTCCGTGGTTTGCGATCATCAGAAAAAGCGGCTACAACCGCTGGGATAGCGCGTCTCCGTTCGGGGCCTCGATTCTGGATGGAAACGAAGATGTGTTGAAGGGGCTTGACACGGCGTTTGACAACTTCATCGTTGACTTCATGTTGGGACGCAAGATGGTGTTCATGAACAGCTCGCTGTTCGAGAGGGATGATAACGGCGGGTTCGTAGCGCCACAGATGATGGGCACGCAGCTTTTCATCAACATCGGCGACAAGCTGAAGGGCGACTCGAGCATGCTGGAAGAATACAACCCGGCTTTGCGAGTGGCAGAGAACGCGGAAGGCGTACAGAAGATGCTCGATATCTTCAGCTTCAAGATCGGATTGGGGCGCGGCTATTACAAGCTGGATGAGAACAGCCTGGTCAAGACGGCTACCGAGTACACCGGGAGCAAACAGTTCCTGATCCAGAACGTGGCCAAAGAGATGATTGGGATCGAGCGCGCATTGAAGACACTGGTAAAAGCGCTGCTGTGGATCGGCGAGAATGTGTTGCATGTTCCGGGTGTCAAGGCAGACGCTGAAGTAAATGTGATCGCGGATGATGGCTACATCACGGATGAATACACGGAGCGGAAAGTGTGGCAGGAAGAGGTCGCCCAGGGGTTGAGGTCGAAGGCTGAATATCGTAAACGTTTTATGGGTGAATCAGACGAAGAGGCTAAGCTTGCGATTGGTAATATTCGATCAGAATCACCAGTGCTAACTGACTTACTGAGCACGCAATTGGAGAATGAGGAGAATGCATGAAAGATTATTGTCTTTACGGCACTGTCAGCGCACTGGCAGCGAGGTATGACAAAGTGTACCGCATAGTCGGTTATCGGAGGCAAGCATGACATTCGGCTCAGTATTCGGGCGCACGTTCAGCCCCACGTTCAAGCCGCACAGTCAGGCGGCGGCAGCAGCAGGGGGTTGGTGGCTATCAGGCGGTATTGCGGCGGCTAACTGCGTAGCGGCGTATCAGGCAAAGGGGGCGGCGAGTTATGCGGCGTCGCTCACGGATTTGTCGGGGAATAGCAATGATGCGACCGAAGGCGTCGCACCGACTTGGGATAGCACAGATGGGTGGCAGTTTGATGGGGTTGATGATTATCTTTCTTGCCCAGCAGTTGTGACTGACAGATATGGGGCATTAATTATTCGGTATTCTGGCGCGACGACACAAAATAACAATGCAGGAATTAGCCTAAAAAGTTCTTCTACAAGGCGAGGCAACTTTGGAATACAGCCAAACTCACAATATGGTGTTCGTTATTGGCAGCGGGCAAGCCCAAAGAATGTGTTGCCATCCTTAACTTATGGTGTATTAGCGATTTCTGATTTTCACGGTTATAGGAACGGAGATGATAACGGTTCTTGGTTGCCTAGCTCAACAGGAGAAGACAATCTCGCATTAAGTATTGGGCGTGCTGATGGGTGGAGTGGGATTGTTTACACCTTAGTCAATGTACAAGCGTGGGCACTCTATAGTTCACCAATAACCCCAACCCAAGTCGGCTTACTCACAACCGCAATGAACGCACTCTAATCAATCTAATCGGAGGCAATAACTATTATGGCATCAGCATACATC